AGAAATGGCACGCCGTTTAATGGTAGATAATCAAAAAGTTATTATGACACTTGACATGGCATTTAAATTGGCAGATGAACTTGACCAACAAGGTTTGGCTGATTTTATTGCTGGTCGTTTAGATGCACATAAAAAACACGGATGGATGCTTCGTAGCATTACAAAATGAGTGATGGATATCTTGGTAATGACAACCTAAAACGAATTGGTGTAGAATTACAATACACCGAAGAGCAGGTCAAAGAAATATTAAAATGTTCGGAAGACCCTCTTTATTTTGTTAGAAATTATGTAAAGATTGTCAATGTGGACAAAGGTCTTGTCCCATTTGAAATGTGGCCTTTCCAAGAGGATATGGTCAAAACATTTCACAACAATCGTTTCTCAATCTGTAAAATGCCTCGTCAGGTTGGTAAAACAACAACTGCGGCAGGTTACATGTTGTGGTCTGTTTTATTCCAAGAAAATTACAATATTGCCATTCTTGCAAACAAGGGTTCTCTTGCTCGTGAGATTTTAGGCCGTATTCAATATGCATATGAGTATCTTCCACTTTGGTTACAACAAGGCATCAAAGTTTGGAACAAAGGTAATATTGAATTAGAAAATGGTTCTAAGATTAATGCATATGCAACATCTTCTGCTGGTGTTCGTGGCGGTACATACAATCTAATTTTCTTAGATGAGTTTGCTTTCGTTCCTAAAAACATGGCAGACGATTTTTTTACTTCTACCTACCCTGTTGTTACTTCAGGTAAAACAACAAAAGTTATCGTTGTTTCTACACCATACGGATTGAATCATTTCTACAAAATGTGGATTGATGCGTCTGAGGGTCGTTCACTATACAAACCATTGGAGGTCCATTGGTCTCAAGTGCCAGGTCGTGATGCCAAATGGAAAGAAGAAACGATACGCAACACTTCTGAAGAACAGTTCAGGCAAGAGTTTGAAACTGAGTTTATCGGTTCATCGGCAACACTTATTTCAGGCTCTAAACTTCGTAGTTTGGCATTCCTCGACCCAATCTACCAAGAAGAATGTTTTGATATTCACGAACAACCAAAACCAGGTAGATTGTATATCTGCACAGTTGATTGTTCTGAAGGTGTTGGCGGAGACTATTCGACAATCAATGTCATTGATGTTTCGGAAACACCCTATAAACAAGTCGCTAAATATAGAAATAATAAATTACCTTTATTGTTCTTTCCAACAATCATTTATTCGGTTGCAAAAAGATACAATGAAGCATATGTTTTGATTGAGACAAACAACATTGGCCAACAAGTTGTTGACATTTTACACTATGATTTGGAATATGAAAATATTTACAAACTAGAACATCACCATATTAAAGGGCAAAGTATTTCAGGTGGTTTTAAGAGGTCTACCAGTTTTGGTATCAAGACCACTAAATCAGTCAAAAAGATTGGTTGTGCAAACTTAAAAACTCTTGTTGAATCTGATAAACTGATAGTCAGAGACTTTGATACTATTGCCGAAATGAATACCTTTGTTCGTGTGAGAGATTCATACGAGGCCGAAGAAGGTAATAATGACGATTTGGTGATGGGTCTTGTTTTGTTTTCGTGGTTAACCGCACAATCATACTTCAAAGATTCGACAAACATAGATATCCGTAAGGTTCTTTTAGAAGAACAAAATCTGTTAGGTGAAGAGGAACTAACACCGGTCGGAATCATAGATGACGGAAGAAAAGAAGAAGTTCTTATTGATTCCGGTGATGTTTGGACTGAACGAGGTTACCATACCTCAAGCTTATAAAAAACTAAATAGACGATAAAAAGAATTCTATCCTATAACAAAAGGAGAAATCCATGGCATTTCAGCTCTCACCAGGCGTAAATGTATCAGAAATTGACCTGACTACAATTGTGCCTTCAGTCGCCACTAGCATTGGCGCATTTGCGGGGCCGTTTGCTTGGGGTCCAGCAAGTGAAATCATTACTATTTCTGACGAGGTTCGCCTTGCCGACAGATTTGGTAAACCTGATTCTACAAATTATGAATACTGGTTCTCAGCCGCAAACTTCCTAGCATATACAAACACATTAAAAATTGTCCGTGCGGTATCAATCGCCGACACTCGAAACGCAATTGCAAATAATCAAGCAACTGCTGTTCTGATTAAAAACGAAGATGATTGGGAATTAAACTACTCAACTGGTCAAGGCGCAGTCGGTGAATTTGCCGCTCGTTTCCCTGGCTCAATTGGTAACTCTCTTAAAGTTTCTATGGCAGATGCCAACACATATAGTGGTTGGACATATGCTTCTAGCTTTACAAGTAGACCAAATACATCAACATATGTAATTAATCAAGGCGGAAGCTTTGATGAACTTCATATGATTGTTATCGATGAAGATGGTAAATTTACAGGAACTAAAAATACAGTTCTTGAAGTATTCCCATTTGCTTCTAAAGCTGCTGATGCAAAAGACGATTCTGGCAATTCAACCTTTTACAAGAATGTTCTTGCATCACAATCCAAATACATTCAATGGATGGATCACCCAACCACAGGTACAAATTGGGGTGGTAATTCATCAATTGCATTTGCAAATCTAACTGCCAATGTAACAGTATCACTTGCAAATGGTGCCGATGGTAATGTTTCAACTGCCAATGTGGTGACTGCATACGATTCATTTGACAATGCCGACTCTGTTGACATTTCATTAGTCATTTCAGGTCCTTCTGGTCAGACACTTGCGGACAGTCTCATTTCAATGGCAGAATCACGCAAAGATTGCTTGGTTTTCTTATCACCAGAAAGAGCAGATGTTGTAAACAATGCTGGTGACGAAGCTACTGACACAGTTACATACCGTGATACATTGACTTCAACTTCTTATGCCGTGTTAGATGGTAACTGGAAATATCAATACGACAAGTATAACGATGTATATCGTTGGGTTCCTTTAAATGGTGATATTGCAGGTCTATGTGCAAGAACAGACCAAGAGAGAGACCCATGGTTCTCACCAGGTGGTTTAAATCGTGGTATCATCAAAAACATTATTAAGTTGGCATACAACCCAACTAAGACTGACCGTGACACCTTGTATGTAAAAGGTATTAATCCTGTTGTTACATTCCAAGGCGAAGGCACAGTTCTGTTTGGTGACAAAACATTGCAAAGCAAACCATCTGCGTTTGACCGCATCAATGTTCGCCGTTTATTCATTGTGCTTGAGAAATCAATTGCTCGTGCGGCTCGTTTCTCATTGTTTGAATTTAACGACCAATTCACCAGAGCGCAGTTTGTTTCATTAGTAGAACCATTCTTGCGTGATGTTCAAGGTCGCCGTGGTATTACCGACTTCCGTGTAGTTTGTGACGAAACCAATAATACTGGTGAAGTTATCGACCGCAATGAATTTATCGGTGATATCTACATTAAACCTGCACGCTCAATCAACTTTATCCAACTCAACTTCGTTGCGGTTCGCACAGGCGTAAGCTTCGATGAAGTAGTTGGGAAGTTCTAATAAATAGAGAAACAGGAGATAATTAAATGGCATTTAATGTAAACGATTTTAGAAGTCAGATGGTTGGTGACGGTGCTCGTCCTAATCTGTTTGAAGTTTCTATGCCATTTCCTGCGTTCTCTGCGCCAGGAAATGCACAAACAAAATTAACATTCATGTGTAAAACTGCTCAGTTACCAGGTGCAACAATTGGTGTAGTACCTGTTCAATACTTTGGTCGTGAATTAAAGTTTGCTGGCAACAGAACATTTGCCGATTGGACAATCACCGTTATTAATGACGAAGATTTTTCAGTTCGCAATGCTTTTGAAAGATGGATGAATGGTATTAATTCTCACAACCTTAATATCCGCAATCCAATTGCTTTAGCACCTTTAGGTTACACAGTTGATGGTGATGTTACACAGTTTGGTAAACAAGGTAACAATTTAAAGAAATATAAATTTGTAGGTTTATTCCCAACCGATATCACACCTATTGATGTTGATTGGGGTTCAAATGATGCAATTGAGGAGTTTTCTGTAACTCTCACCTATCAATGGTGGGAATCAGTAGCAGACGGTGTTGTGTAAGAAGAAAGGCTTCGGCCTTTCTTCAATTTTTTTAGGATGATTTTTAATGGCAATTAAACTCTTTGGCTTCACCCTAGGTAAACAAGACATTGTTCGGGCTCAATCACCTGAACAACCTTCTTTCGCACTTCCAAATGAAGCGATGGATGATGGTGCAGTTACCATCACATCTAACCCTTATTACGGCACTTATGTCGATTTAGAGGGTGCGGTTCGTAACGAACTCGAATTAATCACTCGTTATCGTGAAATGGCAAACCATCCTGAATTAGAGATGGCAATTGATGATATCGTCAATGAAGCAATTACACACGATGTTACAGGTCGAACAATCAACATTGTTTTAGATAAATTAAAACAACCAGAAACAGTTAAGAAAAAGATTAGTGAAGAATTTGAGACCGTTCTCAAAATGCTTAACTTTGGTAATCTTTCTGATGACCTTTTCAAAAGATGGTATATTGATGGAAGAATTTACTACCATGTTGTAGTAGATGAATCGAATCCAAAAGAAGGTATACAAGAACTTAGATATATTGACCCACGCAAGATTCGTAAAGTGCGTGAATTAGTAAAAGGTCGTGATCCAAAGACTGGTGCAAATATTATTCAGTCTATTGCAGAATACTATGTCTATTCAGATAAAGGTACGACCACTCAAACATATTCTGCAAGTGTAAATGCAGGTTTGAGAATTGCACCAGATTCAATTATCAATGTAAACTCTGGTTTAATGGATGCAAAAAATACATTCGTTATTTCGTATATACACAAAGCAATTAAACCACTTAATCAATTGCGTATGGTTGAAGATGCGGTAGTTATTTACCGACTATCAAGAGCACCAGAACGCCGTGTATTCTACATTGATGTTGGTAATTTACCAAAAGGTAAAGCCGAACAGTATCTTCGTGATGTGATGATTAAGTATAAGAATAAAGTTGTTTACGATTCTTCTACTGGAGAAATCCGTGATGACCGTAAACACATGTCAATGCTTGAAGATTTTTGGTTACCTCGCCGTGAAGGTGGTAAAGGTACAGAAATTACTACATTGCCTGCAGGTCAAAATCTTGGCGAATTAGAAGATGTAAAATACTTCCGTCAAAAACTTTTACAGTCTTTGAATGTACCAATCTCTCGTTTAGAACCACAACAAGGTGGTATGATTGGTCTTGGTAGAACAACTGAAGTTACCCGTGATGAAGTTAAATTTAATAAATTTATTATTCGTCTCCGTAACAAGTTTTCACAAATTTTTGACCATGCATTGGAAAAACAATGTGTTCTTAAAGGCATTTGTACCAGAGAAGAATGGGACCAATTTAAAGAAGATATCTATTACGATTATGTAAAAGATAATAACTTTACTGAATTGCGTGATGCAGAATTGTTGCAATCTCGTATTCAAACATTAACCACAGTTGACCCATATGTTGGTCGTTACTATTCTGCTGAATGGGTTCGTAGAAATATTCTTCAACAAACTAAAGAAGAAATTGCACAAATTGACCAACAGATTAAACAAGAAGAAGAAAACGGAACTGGCGGTCCAATACAACAACCAGGTCAAGCACCTGAGGTGAGTCCTGAACAATACCCACCTGAAGATAATACTGCCGATAACGGTGCTTCTGAATCACTTACTCCACAACTGGATGCAGATGTAGAAAAGTATTCAGCGATACTAAATAGGCGTTAAAGGAGATTAATATGGATGTTTCAAATTTTATTAATAGCGTTGCAACTGGAAATGCAATTGGAGCCAAAGAAAGTTTAAATGACCTTCTTTCCACCCGTGCATTTGAAGCACTTGATGCCAAAAAAACAGAACTTGCACAGTCTTTATTTACAGGTAAAGAAGTAGAAGTTCAGGATACCGAAGAAACTGAAACAGAAGCTGAATGATAAATTTACAAGAATTTAGACAACTTGTAGAAGAAGAAAAGTCGGACTATTCAAAGTTCGACATGTTAGTTCGTGCAGGTTTAGCTAATAAGGCACAACTTGCACGAATTCATCGCATTTTAGATAAGATGACCGAAGAGCGTCCTCAGTTTAATAATGCTGACAGAGAAATCATGCGTAATCTTTTTAATCGCATGATAGATATAATTAGCAACAATAAACAGATTTTTCAAAAAACTAGACAAGCGGTTCGTGAAGAAGATGAAAAACAAGTTGAGAGTATTCAACTTGATGAGGCATTAGATTTAAATAATGACCCACCATTTGTGCTTGTATTAAAGCGTAAGTCTATTCGTTTGTATCCTAACAATACAAAGATTGCACTTTACTACAATCAGAAATTAGACAAATATTTTTCAATACCTTATGGTGGTGGTATTGATGCGCCTGTTCAAGCAGAAGAAACGGAACTGGAAGAAGCTGTTATAGATAAACTCCATAAAATCGTTTCTGATAAACAGGCACAAACAGTTAAATTTGGAAATGGTCAAACTCGCAAGGTAGACCACTTCACTGCCTCTGCTATTACGCAAGTTCATAAAGCTTTAAATGATGATAACAAAAAGAAATTTGCAGATATGGTTCACAAATCACCTGCACATTTAGTTAAAGCATCTGACTTTGCATTTAGTAGAGCAAAATGAATTTAATAGATTTAATTATTACCGGTAAATTAGACGAAGCAAAACAATTTTGTTGTGACCGTCTAAAAGAAATTACAACAAAACGCTTAGAAGAAGCAAAGCGTTATGTTGTAGCCGACATGTTTGAAGAAGTGGAAGAACAACTTGATGAGAAAAGAAATCCAAATCTTATCAAGCAAGGTAGAATTACAAAAGTTCGCCGTAGAATTAGAAGAAACGCAAAAGGTCGTATTGTGGTTCAAAAGAATCGCAGACGCTCTGGTATTAAAGGTTATAGAATTTCAGGTAACACCGTAAAAAGAATACCTGCAACAGAAAGATTAAGAAAGGCTCGTTTATTAAAACGGTCTTGGAAAACAACTAGAAGAGCTAAATTACGCCGCACGATGTTGAAAAGAAAAATGTCAATGCGTAGGCGTGCATCAATGGGACTAAGATAAAATGCCATACGAAATTATTAACAACAAAAGAAGTAAATCGGTTATCCGTGTTGTCGGTAATACTGCAACGCCAATTAATTTATCAACACTATCAACTGGTAGTGACGAAACTATTACTAATGCTTCAATTACACATATATCTGCACAATCAGATGGTGCATGGAAAATATATCGTGGTAATAATGCTAATACTGCTCAAACAGCTGTTTTGGTGATAGATTTAACTGGTGGTGGTAATGTAGATTGGCCTTTGGCACAATATGACATTTCGATTGCAAATAATTCATCGTCAAACATTTTCGTAACAAATTCAGGTACAGGTGGCACTCTTTTATTGACAGTAAGTAAGACTGCCACATTTGACCCTGCATTAATAGGATTGTAAAATGAAACTTATTACCGAAACAATCGATAATGTAAAGTATCTTACCGAAGCAACAGAAAACGGTAAAAAGAAACTTTTCATTGAAGGAACTTTCCTTGTTGGCGAACAGGTCAACAAAAACAATCGCATGTATAAGATGGATACATTACGCCGAGAAGTTGGGCGTTATACAGAAGAATTCATCGATACAAACCGTGCTTTGGGTGAATTAGGACATCCAGATACGCCATCTATTAACCTTGAAAGAGTATCACATAAAATTGTGTCTCTCAAAGAAGATGGTAATTCATTTTACGGTAAAGCACTAATTCTTGAAACACCATACGGACAAATTGTAAAAAACTTTATCGATAACGATATTCAGGTTGGCGTTTCTTCAAGAGCTTTGGGTTCTTTAACTCAAACTAGAGAAGGATACAATTTGGTTCAAGATGACTTGCGCCTTGCGACTGCCGCAGATATTGTTGCGGATCCATCAGCTCCAGGCGCCTTTGTTAACGGTATTATGGAAAACAAAGAATGGATGATGGTTGATGGAAAGTTTGTAGAAGCAGACCACGACCGCTTTAAAAAGACAATTCAGAGAGCTTCCAAAGGCCAAATAGAGGAAACTGCTCTAAAACTGTTCGAAAATTACCTCAGAAAACTTTAATTTTATAAATAAGAAATCATAAGGAGATTCCTAATGGCAACAAATAAACT